TGCGACTTCGGCAACTGCTGATGTCAACTTCTTGAACGTTGCAGCTTCGAACATCAACCCATTCTGGCGCAAGGATTCGATCGAACTCCTCCCAGGTCGCTATGCTGTTCCAGATGGCGCAGGCGTTGACGTTCTTCGTGCATCGACGGATCAGGGTATCGAATTGGTCATGACCAAGAAGTTCGATCCACTGACCTTCCAGACGCTTTACACGCTGGACACACTGTATGGTGTGGTCATGACGAACCCAGAAATGGCAGGCATCCTGCTTTTCAACCAAACGTAATAGGGATGGGGGGAGCTTCGGCTTCCCCCTCTTTTCTTTAAGGAGTGAACCAATGCCATTGAAAAAAGGTTTCAGCCGCACAAGCATCGGCAAGAATATCAAGATGGAAGAAAAGGCGGGTCGCCCTAGAAAGCAAGCCATTGCCATTGCGCTTAATGTAGCACGCGATGCAGCAATGAAAGCAGGGAAGCCATCAAAGGCTCCTAAGCGGAAGCCAAAGAAATGAAGATGGGCCTGTACGCCAACATCAATGCAAAGCGTAAGCGTATCAAGGCACAGAAGGCTGCTGGCAAGACGCCAGAGCGCATGAAGAAGCCTGGTAGCAAGGGAGCGCCAACAAAGGCGGACTTCATTGCATCAGCAAAGACTGCCAAGCCATTGAAAGGCAAAAAGAAGTGACAGACTTCCCAACCATAGTTTATCGCACACCTGGCCCACACAAGAAGCCCCGTGGCTTGTCATACGGCTATAGGAATGCTGCGGACAAAGAAGCATTCGACGCATTGATCGCCAAAGGCTGGTCTGCGTCTTATGAAGAAGCACTGATTGCCGCACAACCTCTGAAGACAAAGGCCAAGGCTGTTGAGATTGATGAAGTCTCAGGCCCAACCCGTGAGGAGCTAGAAATTAAGGCGAAAGAATTAGGGGTATCGTTTAATGTGCGAACTTCTGATATAACGCTGTCAGAACGTATAACGTCAGCACTGGAAGTCTGAAATGGGATATACAAAGCGCCAATTCGTAACGTCAGCCTTTGAAGAAATAGGCTTGGCAGATTACGTCTTTGACCTTCAGCCTGAACAGCTAGAGGCTGCTTTGCGGCGCTTAGACTCCATGATGGCCGAATGGAACGCAGCGGGTATTCGACTTGGTTATGCAATGCCAAGCAGTCCACAGGACAGCGACCTTGATACAGAAACCAATGTGCCTGACAGCGCATGGGAAGCTATCATCACAAACCTAGCCATTCGTATTGCCCCAGGGTACGGCAAGGCCGTATCTCCTGACACCAAGGTATCAGCTAAGGGTGCTTACAACGTTCTACTGCAGCGTGCGACATTCCCGCTTGAACAACAGCTTCCACAGACAATGCCAACAGGACAGGGCAACAAGCCTTGGCGTTGGGATAACCCATTTGTTCCTCGTCCTGCCGACCCTATAGATGCTGGGCCTGATGGCCCCCTTGATTGGAGTTAAACCATGCCTACCATTAATCAGCTACCAACTGTCACACAGGTTTCCGGTGGAGATCAGTTGCCACTATTCGTAACGAACCAAGGTGACGCTCGTCGTTGCTCCGTCACAACGCTAATTGAATACATTCAGGCTAACTTCGGCGCTGTTACCTGTGCTTCGGTTCAGACAACGCCTGTGCGCTTTGACCAACTTCCTAATGCTGTTGGCAGTGCTGGTGCGCGTGCATTCATCACGAACTGCAACACGACAACTTTCAACGCTGCCGCCGCTGGTGGTGGATCGAACCAAGTTCCTGTATTCAGCGACGGCGTTGTGTGGAAAGTTGGATAATTAACCGCAGTAAAAGGATTTAGATATGATTATTCAGCCTGGTTTAACTCAAACCATTACAGACGTAATTGTTCCTGCTGGTCAATATATCAGCATTGGCAACGTGGGCAACGACGCCACAACAGTTTCATTGGAGCCGATTGGCCCATTGAGCTATGAGTATTACGAAGAAATCGCCTCGCTTTCAAATAGCGCACAGATGTTTGGCCCATATCCCGTTGATCGCACTGTGCGTATCACCAGCGGCCTTCAGTCAACAGCGCAATATGATGTAGGCGCTCAACCAACCCTGCGTGACTTCCCGCCTTTGACAATCGGTAGCCTTGAGCCTGTTGGCCTTGTTGAGCCAGCAGCTACGTTTATTACGCTTACTTACAATGACAACGCTGGTAGTGTTCGCTTGGTAAGTGCTGGAGCTCATGGCTTGACGGCAGCAATTGCGGTAGGCGCAAGCGTTTATGTAACTTGGGCTACAGGTACAGGCGTTAATGGCCTTTACGAAGTTACTGCGCTTGATGCAGATACGACTGGCGTAGCAATTACAATCGACCTTCCGTATGTGGTAGGTCTTGGAACTCCAACCGTTGCCGTAGCTGACACTCAAGTAACCTTGGCATCCGTAACAGTCCCTGGCTGGTCGATGGGCGTTGGTGGTGGCATGGAGATTGACGCTCTATTCACAGTAACCAATAACTCTACAGTCAAAACCTTGGGCATGACATATGGCGGCGGCGTTCTCTTGGCTGCTGCTGCGGCGAACAACACCAGCGCGTGCGTTCAGAAACTAATGTGCAATCGTGGTGGATCGCAAGTTGTCAGCAACTCAGCAACTGCTGTAGGTCACGGCCTATCGACGGGTGCGAACGTATTCCTGAGCGTTGATGCTACACAGGATCAGACATTTGCAATCACTGTAAAGCCAGCGACTGCGAATAACCTCATGCGGCTTGAGGCATTCAAGCTTCATGTAACTTTCTAATAGGGAAATTGATATGAAAATGGGCGGCGGAAAGATGAGCTACGGCTCAAAGGCTATGTCAATGTCGAAGAAGGCTCCAGCTAAGGCTGGTAAGTCAATGATGATGACCAAAGCAAAGAAGAAAAAGAAGTAAGATAGCAAAGGCGCTCACATGAAAAAGGATTCTCGCCTTACTCGTGTGGGCGTTGCTGGCTATAACAAGCCAAAGCGCACACCATCGCATCCGAAGAAGTCGCACGTTGTTGTCGCCAAGGTGGGTGATAAAATCAAGACCATTCGATTTGGAGAGCAAGGCGCTAAGACCGCTGGATCGCCAAAGCAGGATGAGTCTGAAGCGATGAAGAAAAAGCGTGCAAGCTTTAAGGCTCGTCACGCAAAGAACATAGCCAAGGGCAAGATGTCTGCGGCATATTGGGCTGACAAGACTAAGTGGTGACAGATAGCGCAATTTACGCTAAGGAAATTAAAGGAGTTTATTTATGGCTGATATTGAAACCTTTGCCCCAGCTTATGGCCGTGGCTTTTCTGTTACCCCAGGCTCAACGACTGCAAGCAGCGACATTGGCGTTAACACGCTTACGCTTTGCATCACCAGCCGTAACTCGGTTGAATGCTTTGTTCGCGTCGGCACTGGCACGGTTGCAGCAACTACCGCTGACTATCTGGTTCCGCCTAATGGTCAGGTAACAATCTCGAAGAACCGCGACTATGATAAGATTGCGTACATTGCCCCTGCTGGCGGTGGTTCGCTTCACATCATTCCAGGCGAGGGCTTCTAATGTTCCTGCTGACGCGCTTGCGCTCACGCCTCCGTTATTTCAATACAGGCGGTGGCCCAGTGCTGGGTGCGTTGCTTCAGGAAAACGGCGACTTTCTATTACTTGAGGATGGCGGCTACATCCTCCTCTAACTTTGTCGGATAAAACATGGTTCAAATTCCGATAGTCAATGGAATCTACACGGACAATGGGCCGGACTTTCGTACGTCCTATCCTGTCAATATGATTCCAGTGCCAAAGAGTAATGGTATTAGCGAAGGCTTCTTGCGTCCTGCTGATGGCTTGGTGGCTAACGGCACTGGCCCTGGCGTCGATCGTGGCGGCATTAACTGGAATGGTGTTTGCTATCGCGTGATGGGTTCTAAGCTCGTCACAGTGTCCATCACAGGTGCAGTAACGATTCTGGGTGACGTTGGGAACAACGGTCAACTAGTGACGATGGACTACAGCTTTGATCGCTTGGCTATCGCTTCAAACGAAGACCTTTTTTACTGGTCACCTAGCCTTGGTCTTGTGCAAGTAACCGACCCTGACCTTGGCATCGTTCTGGATGTGGTTTGGGTAGATGGCTACTTCATGACCACTGATGGCGAGTTTCTTATTGTCACGGAACTAAGTGACCCGACGCAGGTTAATCCCCTTAAGTATGGTTCGTCTGAAATTGACCCTGATCCCGTTGTCGCACTGCTCAAGCTACGCAATGAGATATACGCGCTGAATCGGAACACCATCGAAGTCTATGACAACGTAGGCGGAGACCTGTTTCCGTTCCAGCGCATTGATGGCGCTCAGATTGAAAAGGGTGTTGTCGGCACTCATGCTTGCTGCGTATACCTTGAAAACATCGCATTCCTTGGTAGCGGGTTTAACGAAGCCCCTGGCGTTTATCTTGGCGCTAATGCCAAAACAAATAAGATCAGCACGCAAGAGATAGACCAAATCCTGCTTGAGTTCACTGAAGCACAACTGTCTACGGTCAAGTTAGAAGCGCGTAACGATAAGGCGCACGAGCATCTGTATATTCACTTGCCCGATCGCACGCTTGTATTTGACGCTGCTGCAACGCAAGACTTGGGCCAGCCAGTTTGGTTTACTCTGACAAGCAGCTTGGTGGATTTCTCAAAGTATCGCGCACAGAACCTTGTGTATTGCTATGACAAGTGGCTGGTAGGCGACCCAACAAATACATCTGTAGGCTATATGGTCAGCAACATCTCGACCCATTACGGGCAAAAGGTACGCTGGGAGTTTGGCACAACGATTGTTTACAACGAAGGTCGTGGCGCAATCATTCAGAATCTTGAGTTGGTTGGCCTGACTGGTGCTGCTGCGTATGGTATCGACCCGACAATTAACACCAGCTATTCGACTGATGGCGAAACGTGGAGTCAGCAAAAGTTTATCAAGGCTGGCAAGACAGGACAGCGTGCAAAGCGTTTGGTTTGGTTCCAGCAGGGTTGGATGCGTAACTGGCGCATACAGCGATTCCAAGGAACGTCAGACGCGCATATGTCGTTTGCTAGACTAGAGGCGGCGATTGAGCCGTTAGCTTACTAATGGCAACGCGGACAAGGCTTAACTTAACACGCGATCAGCTTGCGTCCTTTTTGCAGGATCATGAGCAGATAAAGCAGTTTGAAAGGCTGTTTGCGACTGTTGATTCAAGCACGAACGACATTATCCCAGGCGTTGAGTTCGCTGCTGGCAATTCAGGTCAGGCGGCTAATGATGCTCTTGCTCAAATCGTCGCGCTTGCTGAACTTGTTGCGCTGATCAACACGGCATCGGATGCCAACTCTGGCGTTGCCTCACTCGATGCAAAGGTTGACAATCTAGCGCAGGGATTTGCTGTGCAACCCCGCGCCGAACTAGGCACGATGGCCCCGCTTCAGCAGGACAATATTCCTTGGCTTCAGTTCAACACGCAGCCTAGCGGATTCCCAACTGGCCCCGCTGCAAATGGCACAGTCTATTGGGATGATGCTGACGCTATCAAGACGCTCAACATTGTCATGGAAGATAGCGGCGCAGTCATCCAGCACGTTGGCGAAGAAACATATTACCGCGTCAAGGCTTCAGCCGCTATAACTGAAGGCCAAGTCGTAATGTTTACTGGCACTGTCGGGGCATCCGGCGGACTGCGTGCCGCTCCCGCTACTGGCTTAACGCCCACCCAAAGCGAATACATCATGGGTGTAGCTACACAAAACATAGCCAACAACGGCTGGGGATATGTCACTTGGTTCGGTGAAGTCAAAGGCGTCAACACAACAGGCGGCGTTGAAGCTTGGGTTGACGGGCAGATACTATATTACAACCCAGCCGTTGCTGGCGGCTTGACCAAGAATGTGCCTACAGCGCCAAATCCTAAAGTGATTGTCGCGTCTGTTGTTAATGCGGCAACCAACGGCATTTTGTTTGTGCGTCCGACATTTGGCTCCGCTCTTGGCGCTACCGACAGCAACGTTGAGATTACTGGGTTAGCGAATGGCGACTTGCTTCAGTATGACAGCACTCAGTTGCGTTGGGAAAACGTTCCTGCGTCTTCTGTTATTGCTGGCGGTGGCGGAATCCCTGTAACCAAGACAGCCGACTTCACGGTAGGCCTTGGCGAGACATGGATTATCAATAACAAGTCTGGATCGACTTGCACTGTGACACTTCCGTCCGCTGCGACATTTCCTGGGCGTTATCTTACCTTCCAGAACAACCAAGATCAGAACCTTGTTTCGGCTTCAAGTAACGTAATTCCGCAAGGTGGCGGCTCAGCAGGAACAGCGATTTTGACTAATGTTTCTGGTAATTGGGCAACACTAGTGTCAAACGGCACAAATTGGGTTATTATGCAAGCCGCTTCGTTCAACACTTTGCTGTATTAAGGAATAAGATATGGCCGTATCTATTAGTAACATCATTCCCGCAAAGACTGCGGAGAACAGCCAGACAACGCAATATACGTCCCCTGGCGTGCAGACAATCATCGATAAGTTCACGGCTACTAACTACAGCGGCAGCGCGGCAACGATTAGCGTAAACCTTGTTGCACCTTCTGGCAGCACAGGAAACGACAACCTTATCGTCAAGACAAAAACGCTTCAGCCAGCCGAAACATACACATTTCCTGAATTAGTCGGACACGTTCTCCCAGCATCTGGGTTCATCTCAACGATTGCTGGCACAGCTTCAGCCATCAACATTCGCGCATCTGGGAGGCTCGTAAGCTAATGAAAAAACCAATGATCATGATTGAAGGCTTCGCTGGCCTGCGTGATAGCGAACCATTCATCACTGCCGCTGAGAACAAAAAGAACACCAAGATCGTGATTGACGATTGGATGCTTGGCCCTGAAAAGCCCAGCAATGAGCGTGGCGCTAATCCCGAATACTGGATTGCTCTTGGCAAGGCTATGCAAGTTGATGAGACCGAGGCGCGTCGTCGTCGTTGCTCAAACTGCGAGTATTACGACAACAGCACAATGACACAGGCTAAGATGGAAAATATCCCTTGGAACCAATGGGATGTTGACGCTGGATTCCGTGGATATTGCCATAAATTTGAGTTCATCTGTCACGATCTTCGCTCTTGTCAAGCACAAGAAGAACGAGAGTTTGAATTTGAAGATTGATTGTGATATGGCTGAGACACCGAGCGTTTACGAGCAGCCGGTGGCTCAGTAGCATGAAAGCCTACTATGCTTAAAAGCGGAACGCCTGAGTACTGGTTGCGTCGGAACTTTGTTGAAGTTCTAGACTTGCCCGAAGATGCCATTGAATGGCTAATTGACCTATGGCAAGTTGTTCAGCTTTTTGATGACATCGTTGATGGCGACAAGATAGATCGTGACGATGCTGACATGGCTATTTGGGCTGCTTTAGTGGGATTACCAGCTAATCCGTTCTATCAAGCTCACATGACTGTATTGCTTCCCCTTGTCAGCACTGCGATTCTGAAGTGGAAGGCGTCTGACACTGTTGAGCTAGCTGGTAATGCGTGCGCTACTAGCTTTGTTTGGCGTGCTGGGTATTATGATATTGTTCTTGCCACTGTGCAGTTGGTTCACGGCACACAGGCAGCAATGGAAATAGGTCACGTTGTGCTAAAGCTTTATGGCGAAAGCCTTGAGGAATATATGAAGGAAATGTCTAATGCCTGATCCAGTAACTGGTATTGCTGCTGCAACTAGCATTGGCGGCTCTTTACTAAAGGGTAGCGCCGCAAAAAAAGCATCCAACATTGAGGCTGCTTCATTGCAAGCTGGCGTTGATGAAACTCGTGCGGCTCGTGAAGAACTGCGGGCATTGCTTCAACCATATACTGAAGCTGGTGGCTCTGCTCTGCAAGCACAAATGGCTGCTTTAGGTTTCGGTGGCCCAGAAGCGCAGTTTGAATATGTAAGAGGGCAAGAGCAAAGCCCTATGTTTCAAGCTTTGGCACGGCAGCAAGAGGAAGCTCTTTTGCAGAATGCCTCAGCAACTGGTGGCCTTCGTGGTGGCAACGTGCAAGGTGCACTGGCCCAGTTTCGCCCTCAATTGTTGAATCAGTTTCTTGAGCAGCAGTATGGTCGCTTGGGAGGCCTGACGCAATTAGGTCAGCAATCTGCGGCTGGCGTTGGCGCTTCCGGAATGAATGCAGCTGGCAATATTGCGGAGCTTCTTGGCAAGCGTGGCGAAGCGCAGGCTGGTGGAGCTTTGGCAAAGGGCAAGATGTTCAGCGATATATTGGGCGCAGCTAGTAACCCAATTAAAGGATTGTTTTAGTGGCTAGAGATTATTCCATTGCCTCTGATCCGAGGCAGATGTTCTTAGAGTCTGTTGCGTTGCAACGTGCAGAGCAAGACCGTCGCGCAAAGATGGCAAGGCAGCAAAGCTTGCAGACAGACTTGGCTGCGCTTATGGAAAAGCCAGACACGCAATCTTTTGCTAACTTCTATCTGAAGTACCCAGAAGCGAAAGAGCAAGTCGAAGGCTATCGCAAGATGATGGGCGAAGGCGATCAAAAAGCCATTCTTGAAGCATCGCAAACTGCCTTTATTCTCAATCGAGAAAATAGGCCGGAAGATGTGAATAAGCTATTTGATGAGCGCATTGAGGCGTTGAAGAACTCAAAGCGTCCAGACCTAGCTCAGACATTTGAACGCGCTAAGGCAACATACAACACCACCACAGACCCCAAGGCGCGGGAAGCTGTGCTATCGACCATCATCTACAATTATGGTGGCGGTGAAGCGCATGAGAAGATTTTTGGTACAGACGTTAAGCTGGACACTTCGATTATTAAAAACTTAGTCGCAGAAGGTTTAGAGCCTGGTTCAGATGAGTTTAAAGCAGCCTTGAAGCGCGATCGTGAAAAGATTTCTGTGAACCTTCCTAATGGTGGCTTCTTTAGCGGAACACCCGATGAGCTTCAGGCAATCTTGGGCGGAAGGCCCATGCCAACCAATGTGCAAAAAGGGCCATTGCCCAAGCCAAAAACTAAAGCAGACTTTGATAGATTGCCTTCTGGCGCATCATATGAAGCCCCAGACGGCTCCATCAGAACAAAGCCAGGAGGTCAGACGGCTACTCCGTCTGGTAACTTTCAAGGGAAGTAATATAGACCCAGTGAAGGACTTGGGCGCTTTAGGATTTACTCCAACAAGCGGCTTTAGGACGAAAAGGCATCAGGCTTCATTGAAGGCGCAAGGGCTTACAAAGACAAATGTCGGCTCCCACCCTGCTGGTGACTCAATAGATTTTATACCACCTGGTAACATGACAACGACTGAGGCAATAAGATTGGTGAAGCAAAAGTACCCTGGCGCTCGTGTTGCACCTAGCAACAAGGGCGCAATTCATATAACATATCCTGGCTGGGGAAATGCTCCAGACATTAGTGGATCACGGCGACGTTTTGGAGATTAATTGATGGCTGCTCAAGAAAATTGGTGGGATAGCTCTCCTGTTGTTGCAAAGCCTAATCAGGTGCAGCAAGTGCCTGGTGGCATCTATGTGCCTCCCGCTCCTGAGAAACCAGAAAAGCCTGAAAAAGCACCAAGTGGTTTTAAATTCACTGAGGAAGGCACTCTAGAGTTTATTCCTGGTGGCCCCGCTGATCCAGAAGTTAAGCAGGATGCAAAGCCTACAGAGGCGCAAAGCAAGGTTCTGACTTTGCTAAGCCGAATTGCTGGTGGCGCAAACGACATTCAAAACGTCATCGCCACAGAGCCAGAAGCGCAGCAAGCAGGACTCCTAGAGACACTATCACGCAATGTTCTTGGTGAAGGCGTTGTTACCCGTAGTCTTGCAGGCCCAGAACGACGCACAGTTACCGACGCACAAGTTGATATTCTTGATGGCCTCCTAACGCTTGGCACTGGCGCAGCTTACAATCGTGAGCAGCTTATTGGTCAGACACTTTCGTATTTCCCGCAGTATGGCGATACACCTCAGGAAATCGAAGTCAAAAATCAACGCTTAAATCGAGCGATTGAGGCAGCGCGTCTTCAAGCTGGGCCTTTGGCTACAGAATTTGACAACGTTATTAAGCCACTGTTTCAACAAGCGGCTGCTGCTGCACCTGAAGCTGGGCCAAGAGGCGCTCCAGCATTAGAAGTGGCTCAAGGCGATCGCATAGCTACAGACCGTGACATTGAGATTGCCAGCCTTCTTCAAGGCGCGTGGCAAAGCGGTAGGTCTATTGACGAAGTTAATGCCTTAGCCATTCAGTTAGGTACTGAACCTTTACCGCCTGAAACCATTGAAGCCCTGCGAAGCGATCCTAATCGTCAAATCAGGTGGACTCCAAATCGCTCAGGCGTTCGTGAAGGTGCTGGCCCAGGTATGGGTTCAGCATTGGCGGCTGGTTCAATTCGTGGACTGACTGGCAATCTTGCTGAAGAAGCATTAGCATTGGTCGATCCTGCTGCGGCTGCGAAACTTCAAGCGGCTGGTGAATTCGCTCAACAAGAATTTCCAATCACCACAATGGCTGGTGAAGTTATTGGTGGCGCACTGTCGCCGCTTTCGCGTGTAGGCCCTGGTGGTACTATTGCAGGCGAAGCGGTGCGTGGCGGTATCTACGGTGGTCTATATGGCGCTGGTGAAGCTGCCCCAGATGCGGGCATCTTGGAACGCGCATTGCCAGCCGTTGTTGGCCTTACTGCTGGCGCAGGAACGGGTGCATTAGCGCAGCGTTTCTTAGGCGGTGGTGGAACTGCGGCTGGTGAAGTGCCTGTAGCTGGTATAACCCCAGAGGTTCCCGCTGCTGGCATGGCCGCTCCTGTTGAAGCTGTTGCTCCACCAGTTGCTGCTGTTGCGCCAGAAGAAGCTGCGGCTGAACTTGGCACTTTGATTAACAAAGCGTCTGGCACGAATGCAGCGGCAAAGAACGCTCAAATCAAGATAGCTGAACAAGCGCAAATAAATCCAGAAGCAAAAGCAGCGGCAGAGCGCCTTGGCATTGATGTTCCTGCTGACGTTTTCTCTGATAACCCACAGGTGCGTGCAGCTATTGGATTGACGCGCTCTCTTGCTGGCAGTGAAGCTGAAGCAGGATTCAGAACGTCTGTTTCTAACGCTGTCGATCAAGCCGATAACATCATGCGTGAGTTTGACGCACAGTTCGTTGAAGGCGCGATTGCTCCAGGCGTTGTGTCTCAGCGCGTGAAGGATAGCTTAACAACCACCCGCAAGGAATTAAATGACCAAGCTGGTGAGATTTACAAGCGCGTTGATGCTGCTGTTCCAAAGCAAACGCCTGTGCAGCTAGATAACTTGTTCACCACTCTGACGGACATTGCTGGCGAAGTTGGTCAAGAAGGCATGACTGCGCCAGAAAAGAAACTGCTGGCATTGTTCCAGACGGGCGAAGCTGGCGGCGGCGACATTACCTATGGTCGATTGATTCGTGAAAAGAATCTGATTGGCAAGGCATTGAAGCGCCAAGAATCACCCTATGGTTCAATGGACGAAGCAACGCTGAAAAGGCTATATGCTGCCTTGGCATCTGACCAGTTAGACAACGTAAGCCGTGTTGCTGGCGAAGAAGTTCGTCGGGAACTGCGTGGCGCTAACCTTATCTACGCAAAAGAGCGTGCATTGGGTGACCGTATTGTCAATGCGTTCGGCACAGACCTTGAAGGTGGTATCGCCAACAAGATGCGATCGGCTATTACTAGCGGCGCAAAGGGTGAGGCTGGCGACTTTGCACGGCTCATGAAAACTGTTCCCGACGATCTTCGCAAGGAAGTTGTCGCAACGGCTCTTGCCTCAGTAACGCGCTCAACTCGTGGCGCTGAAAAGGGTGGCTTTGGTTTCTCAGAGTTTGCGGACATCTATCCAAAGCTTCGTGCTAACCCGCAAGTATACAAGGAAATCGTGCAGGCTCTTGGCCCCAAGGCATCTGATACGCTCCGTGACTTGTATCAGGTATCAAAGCGCATCACTGATGCCCGTGCTAACGTCCTGACCACAGGTAAAGCTAATCAGGCGCTTGTTGAGTCATTGAACGCTGAAGGCATCATTGCTCGCATTATGGGTTCGACGGCAGGCAAGCGTGCTGTCGGCGGCGCTATGGGCTTTGTGCCTGGTGCTGGCTTAGTTATGCCTGAAATCATGGAAGCAATGTCAAGAGGCAATCCAGACGCAATTCGCGCTGCTGGCAAAATGTTCTCCAGCCCTGAGTTCCAAGGACTGCTTAATGATGTAGCTACAAAAGGCGATGCGCCCGATCGAGCAATCAATAAGGTGTCAATGAGCAAGCCATTCCGCGATTTCATTTCAACCATCGGCGTAAAGGGTGACAAGGCTAAAGACTATCTGATGAACGTGGTAAAGTCTGCTCCAGCGGTTACCGCTCCAGTTCTTGCAACTGAAGCAGTTGGGCCAGAAGCGACTTTAGCACCGCCGACAGTAGAAATGCCACAATGACCTTTCGCTGCAACATAATTTCGGCTATAAGCCTAACGACGCAAGGGATTAAGTTCTAATGGCACTTACTCAAGTTACTGGCCCTTACCCAATATTCACCGATCTAGACGGCACGCCGCTGGATGACGGCTACCTGTATATCGGTGAGATTAACCAAGACCCTGAACAGAATCCGATTCAGGTATTTTGGGATAGCAACCTAACCATTCCAGCAACTCAGCCAATCCGCACAAGCAACGGCTATGCTTATCGTAACGGCACGCCTGCTCTGCTTTACACTGCTGGCGAGTTCTCGATCACAATCCGCAACAAGCGCGAGGAGTTCGTTCTCTACAGTCCTGTAGGCTATGGCTTCGATCCTGCGGCTGTATCTGCGTCTGTTGTTAAGAATGACTTTATTGGCGATGGCGTTGAGGTTGACTTCACGCTTTCTGCCGCACCATCTACCATCCTAGCAACCAACGTTTTCATCAACGGCGTCTATCAGGAAAAAGACAGCTATGCGCTTGCTGGCAACGTCATTACATTCTCAATCGCTCCACCGCTAAATTCTAGCATTGAGGTAATGACGAACGAAACAGGCGTAATCAACTCAGGTAACGCTACTGCAATCAGCTACACTGCAAGCTTCCCTGGAGCTGTTCAACAGACTGTTCAAACAAGGCTAGAGCAATATATCTCAGTTAAGGACTTCGGTGCTGTAGGCGACGATGTGGCTGACGATACTGCGGCTATTCAAGCTGCTGTAGACGCAGCGGAGAATGGAGAGCTTTATTTTCCTGCTGGCGACTACAGGATAACATCCAGCATAGCGATACCTGGACGCATGACCATTAGAGGCGCAGGCGTTCGTCAAACACTTATAACTTGCGACGATTGCGACGGGTTTGTTATTCCGGCTGGCACTGGATTTATTACCATGACTGATATTACTATTAGTCAAGCTGTTCGATTTACGACAACGCCAAACACCTATGTTGGCATCAGCATCAACGGATCGCCTTCTAGCCAATGTTTTTCGCACACCTATCGCAACGTATTTGTTGATGGCTTTCAAGAGGCTTTCTACGCGGGTAGCGTCGGTTCAACGGTTTTTGATAAGTGTGCAGCGGCTTACAGCCAAAAGGGGCTAACGTTTACAGGTCAGTGCCTAAACAATACCGTTATAGCGTGCGGTTTCGGTGAGCAAGATAGCGGCAACAACACACCATCAGTGGGTAGCTACGGCATAAAAGCTGGTGACAATGCAGGCTCTATCGAAGGGTTGATGATAACCAACAACCTGATTTTTGGTGTTGAACGCGGCATTTGGATAAACGGCGGCATAGACATTTTAGCGTCAAACAACATTTTGGATATGCTTAAAGAATTTGGTTTCTTGATGCAGTCCAGCGCGTCTTATCCATGCATCAACAACGTCATAAACGGGAACTACATTGCGTTTAACTTTGCTGGTTCTGATGCGGGTGTATACCTAGCCAACAATCTTCCTGCGTTTGACGATCAAAACCGTGGCACTAACGTAGTTAATAACGAAATCCTTGCATATAGCGGGGGTTCTGCAACGCTTAATTACGGCATCTTAATCGACGGAACCGGCGAAGATCGCAATTACCTTAATGGAAACCGTACACAGGGTTGTGTTATTTACGATTGCCGAATTACACAAGGTGCGCGGCATCGTGTAGCAGGAAATATCTGGCGCAGTTTGGGCGGTTCTGGGTTTAGCACTACGCAGCCAGTAGCTTACATCAATAACATAGGTACGGTTTCATCCCTTGCGTATCCAAGCCCTATAGGTGAGTTTACGCCAACTATTATTGGCACAAGCACCGCAGGTACAGGAACGTACACTGTCCAATCCGGCACATATAAAATTATAGACAATGTGCTGTATTTTAATCTGCGGGTAAACTGGAGCGCCCATACTGGAACTGGCAATCTAAAAGTTGCGGGGCTTCCCGTTGCGTGTGCAAATGACACTAACTACGCCCCTGCGGTTACGGTAAATGCTGAAAACATTACGTTCCCTGTCGGCGCAACTGCGGCTATCGCACTTATCAATACTGGCGCAGCCACTATAGAGTTGCGCGGGTCAGGCACTGGTTTGGCACCAACTCCGATTGATATGGACGCAAGCGGAAACATCAACATCTCAGGTTTCTACGACATATTGTAAGAGGATATTATGGCAGATAAAAAAATCTCAGCTTTAACTGGCGCGACTACTCCTCTTGCAGGTACTGAAGTGCTGCCAATCGTTCAGGGCGGTTCGACTGTTAAAGTCGCCGTTTCTGATCTGACTGCTGGCCGCGCTGTTGGCGCTAACGGCCTTACTTCGACCGCCAACGTCCGCGTGCAGTATTCCGCTGCCGGAAACGTATCGTCCGTAGTGAATAACACTTCGGCTGCCGCTGGGTCGATGTCGCAGCTTATTACGACCAATGATGCTTCGCGTTCTTTGCGTATTCAATACGCGTCATCTGGCGGCGCTGCTGGATCAGGAATAACAAACGGCTTTACAACTGAAGTAGGGCAGATTTTTACGGATGGTAACTACCCTATCGTTTTGGGTACAAACGTTTCTGCTGCGCTCATCCTAGACACAAGTCAAAACGCTAAGATTATTAACAACCTCATAATCGGCACTGCTGGCAAAGGCATCGACTTCAGCGCAAGCACGCACGCTGCTGGCATGACCAGCGAATTGCTGAATGACTATGAAGAAGGCACTTGGACGCCAAACCAAGGCGGTGGCCTTTCGGTGATAGGTACTTTTAGCTCGGTCGGGACATACACAAAAATCGGTCGGCTTGTTTTTGTTCGTGGAGCAA